ATGAACAGGCACGGTCTAATGGTGTGCCGCTGACGGAGCTTTATGCTACTGCATATAATGCGTGGGTATCTGATTCCAGTATGACACTTAGAGAATCAGAAGAGTTAGAGGTCTACATGAGATATTTAGCAGATACAATCACAATCCATGCAATGATGGATGATGGATATGATCTCGTATCGACTGACGAAGAGACATCTTGTTTTGTAAAAAAATGATTCATGTGTGTTTTTCACCGAATATATATCACGACTGCAACTTTGAAAGCCAGATTATTCTCCCTGCGGTTGTTCCGGGAGAGGAAAGGAGAGTGGTTTATAAGAGTATGTCAGAGAAAATCAGAACAAATCAAAGTAAATCAGAATTAGTCAGAGTAAATCAGAACATATCAGCGCAAATCAGAACGGTGGTGTGGAATTGAGCAGACTAGGGTTTCTCATTCTCTCAATCTTAAAGCAGAATGAAGCTGTCAACAGCGTTTCTGCAATGTCCTTAAGCGAGATAGTCGAATCAGAGGACTTCGGGTATCGGGAGAATACAGTTTTTAAAAAAATAAAAGAATTTGAATTATCGGGATATGTTTTAAAAGGCATGAAGGATGGAAGGGCAGACACTTTTTTTATCACAGATGCTGGACTGGAAGCCTTAAAAAACATCTTGAATTAGGAGGATTAAGTAAGTGAAAAAGAAAATCGCATTTATTGCAATCGGACAGGCTGGCGGCAACATCGGACAGCTTTTCGAGGAAAGAGGATTCAGTGTTTTATATTTAAACACGTCAGAAGAGGATTTATCAACCTTAAAAACCGCAAAATATAAGTACCACATTACCGGGGGCGAGGGATGTAATAAAGACCGGAAAAAAGCAAAACAGCTCGTTATCGACGATTACGACCAGATAGCCGCTGAAATGGATGCGAAACTCGATGCAGAGATTGTTTTTATCATCTTTGCGAGCGGCGGCGGCACTGGTTCTGGTGCGGGTCCCATGCTATGCGACCTGCTTCTGGACGATGGTAAGACAATCGGAGCGGTCACTGTGATACCGGCTCTTGACGAGAGTATAAAATCTCACGTCAATTCCTACGAGTGCTTTTCGGAACTGACGAAGATCGATGGGCTTTCCTCATGCTTTATTCTGGACAATGAGAGCGGAAATAAACTCGGATTAAACCGCACATTTGCAGATGATTTCACTGCATTCATCGAGATCCCGGAACGAATCCAGAATGTAGAGGGAAACATTGATAAGGCAGAGATTCAGGAAGCACTGAAAGCGCATGGAATGGCTGTCATTTTACACAGCACGGCAGACAGTGCAGATGTCATTAAAAAGCTTCAGGACAACATTTATGCCCCGATCGAACCGGATCGTGTTGTGAAATATATCACGGCAGAAATGAGCAGCAAAGTCAGAATGACGGATGTGGAAAAAGATCTCGGTGTTCCAGTAGACACATTCCAGACAGCCGGAGAAGAAACGGTTTTATGTGCATCCGGGTTAAGCTTTCCACAGACCAGATTAGACCTCATTTATGAGCGGATAGATGAGAACCGGGAGACCATAAAAAAGAACCTCAAGGCAACTCACGATCTGTCGTTGAAGGGGGACGTGGATTTTCTGAGTGAGCCGTCCAATATCACGAAAAAGGATGAGGAGAAAAAGCCGAAGTCCAGAAGGGATATCATGACAAAATACTTATAAATCATGCATGAGGTGACCGGATTATGAGCGGAAATTATATAAAACTGTATCGGTCTTTTCTGGAGTGGGAATGGTGGCATGATGCAAATACGAGCAGGGTGTTTTTATACATATTGCTGATGGCGAACTGGACAGATAAGAAGTGGAAAGGGACGACCATAAAGCGAGGATCGTTCGTGTCCTCGTTATCAAAAATCGCCCTTGCAACTTCCCTTACTGTTGACCAAGTCCGTACCGCAGTGAAGCACTTGCGAGCTACCAAAGTGATTACCACAGAATCGACACCGAAAAACACGGTATTTACGGTGGTTTGCTATGACAAGTACCAAGGTTTTACCGAAGCAAATCCCAAACAGAATACCGAGCAGAATACCGAACAAATCCCAAACAACAGCCCACCCAAATCCCAACAACATAAGAATATAAAGAATATAAAGAATAATAAATATATATATAGTGCGGCAGTGATACCGCACCTCAACGAAAAAGCAGGGACACGTTTCAGGGAAGATTCTGATTCGACAGAGCGGCTGTTGTCAGGAAGGGCAAACGAGGGATTTACGGTTGAGGACATGATTAAGGTTGTTGATAAAAAAAGTGAGGAGTGGATAGGGACAGAGTTTGAAAAATATTTAAGACCGAAAACGCTATTCAGCGCATCACACTTTGAAGAATACCTCAACCAGAAAAACAATCCGGCAAAGAAAAAGCCGGAGACTAAAAATAAATTTAACAATTTCCATCAGCGCGAGCATGACTGGGACGAATTAGAAAAATGGGCTTTGACTACGAAACCGTTAGTCATGCCGAGGAGGGATAATGAGCAAAGCAGCAAGATTTAATATTTTTTATCAGGGCAGATTGTACAGAAAAAATCTGACAGCAGCTGAGATTACAAAAGAGTTCGGATGTAAGTCCGCCATGGTTTACCAGGCAGCGAATACCGGTCATAAGATCAACAGAGTTTTTGAAGTTAAAAAAATTTATCCAGAAAATGAAAAGAATCTGGAAAATATCAACAAAGCTTCGATACCTGATAATTTTGACGAGGAGTGGAGAAAGTGCACGGAAGCTTTTAAAAACGTCATATGGGTACAGAGCGGAGGAAAGAGGTTGATGTTGCATCATGGAAAAGGATGAATTTGTAAAATTTCTGGAAAGCAAAGGAATTGACGCAAAGCTGGAAGACGGTGTTGTGATGGTTCTTTATGATGGCGGCACACTTTCCCCTAGCGCGGTTTACAGAAAATTCAATTTGGCAAAAAAG